CCTAGGTAACATATCTCCTTTTGTGCATATCCTGATCTATACACCTCATGACTCATCCTTGAATCCAAAGCGACTAATATATCTGGTGAAAAATCTCTATAAATTGCGTTGCAACCTATTACTGTTGAGTATTTTTTTAATTTGTTGAGGTCTAGACCTTGTCTTGATTGCCCATTACCCAGGCACACGGCCGTGTCTATCCATCTTAAAGTTTCCATCAATAATCATCCTATATTTTTTATGTAGTAGATAGTTGTATTATATCATAATTTAAATAATTAAAACTTGCTGCTACTTGCAAGTAATCAACATCGCTTGCCTTAATATCATAAGATAATGATCCTAAAGAAGTAGGATAAACATTTTTAAATCTTATTTCAGTTTTAGCAATGTTCTTACTATTTAAAACTGTTAGTGTAGCGTCTGAATATATACCACCTTCAGCAAGTGGTTGTTTAATAGATGTACCTGTTGCAGCCGTACTTGCTGTTGTACCAGGAAATCTGTCAGCACTTGTTCCTTGTAAATCTGCAAACTCGGTATGATTTTTAGCAAATCCTAAACCACTTAACCAGTCGTGTAATTCTTTATAGTTAGATAAATTTTCATCACATAAAAATGAAATATCTAGTGATTGATAAGTTAAAGTATCACCAGGTACAGGATAGTCATACAAAGGTGTTGGCACAGTTGCTGTACCTAAATTTATACCAGGTATGTTTGCTGTCTGTATAAAGAATTCTACTTTAGGAAGTTTAGTAATTTTAAATCTAAACTGTATTGGACTTGCATAGTCTAGTTTAGTAGGTTCTCTATTAATTATATTTGTTGTTGTCATGCTACTATTTATAATCAATTTTAGGCTAAAAAAAAGGGGGAATAAATCCCCCTTTTTTCGTAATCGGTAGTCAACCAATATTACATAATGTTTGTTACTTTAACACGTCTGTAATATACGTTTTGGTCACCAGCTGCAGGAGACGTTAAGTCAATTGCACCAGCACCGTTAGATGTTGCGAAAGGATTAGCAACCATACCATATCTAGTTTTGAAACCGATTTTTGGTTGGAAACTATCTTGACCAACTGCTCTTACCATTTGTAATGGTACATAAGGGCAATAGAAAATACCAGAGTCGTAAGGTGAAGTTCCTTTGTAACCTACACAATAGAATTGACTTGCAGATACATTCGCAGAATATGGATCAACATATACTTTGAATTTACCGTTAAGTACACCAGCGAAAGTATTACCAGTGTCATCTACATTTAGGTTTGTCGCAAGAGCAGGAGCGTAATCTAATACACCTGACATTTGAAGTGCAGAAGCAACATCAGCTGAACAGATAATTAAATTACCTTTTCCTCTTCTCGTTTGTTGACCTATCGCATTAGCGTCACGCTCTAGTTGGAATAATAGTCCTTTGAATTTCTCAACTGACCATCTACCATTAGAGTCTGTGTCAAGATCAAAAATACCAGCCGTTGTAGTATTAACTTGAGCACCAGCTTTTGCAGTAGTGTATATTGTTCTAACAACTTCTCTATTGATCTCCGCAAGGATTTCAGAAGATAGGATGTTAGCAAGTTCTGTTTCAGCGTCTAGACCATGGATTGCTTTTAAGTCTTGAGCAAGTTCCATAGTGTATTCAGCTTTAAGAGCTCTTGATTTAGCAGTCACCGTGACTTTATCTATTGAGAAAGCCATTTCAGCAAACTCGTCAGTTCCATCACCTAATGTTTCTGCTTGTGTAGTTGACATTCCAGAACCAGTTGTGTAAGTTCCAGCAGATGGTGAATCGTTAAGAGTTGCAGGGTTTGTGCCTGAATGTGAGTCTGGCGAACCAGTATCTGAAGCAGCGTCTTCAGCAGCAAAGTCTGAATCAGCTTCGTCAAATAATGCCTCAGCACCCGCTTGTGAACCATATCTTGATTTCATAGCGAAGATTAGTCCAGTTGGACCAGTCATCGGTTGAACACCACAGATATCGTAAGCGATAAGATTTGGCATTGCTCTTCTAACTAATGATATTAAAACAGGATCCCAGTTATCAACAGATGAGCTAGTTGCGTTTGTAGGCGCAGCTTCTGTCATAAATGATCTGTCTTCTCTAACTGCTTTTTCTTGGTTTTCAAGAATTACAGTTGTTACAGCTCTTTTGTAAGCGTCTTCGATTTTTGGTAAATCTGGATGCTCCAATACTGGCTGCCATTTTTCTTGTAAGTTTTCAGTAAGATACATTTTTTTATCTCTCCTTATTTAAGATTTATTAAATCTTTACAGATTTAATGTTTTTAGTAATAGCGGCTGTGTATGCAGCCATAGCATTGTTGTCGCCCTCAATTGGAGCGTTAGCCGCAACAGTATCAACATCATCTTTAGATGAGCTTTCTACTATTTTCTTTTTAGGGAAGTAAGATTCTTTAATAGTTTCTAACTTCTCTCTAAATTTCTCGGCACTATCATACTCAACATTTTCAGCCATTGAAGTAAACTTTTCTTTTTCTGTATCTGCTAAATCGTCTGAAATTTCAGCAACGATTGAGCTTCTATCAGCGTCAGAAACTTGTTTGCTTAACTCAACATTTTTTTCAATTTGTTCGTTAAGTTTATCTTCAAGAGTTTTGTTCTGATTTGTTAAGTCATCTAGCACATTATATTTTTCTTCAGGAACATCAATGTAATGTTCTTTGAATAAATCTTTAAGACCAGTTATGAAGTCTTCAGCGATTTCAGTTCTAATTCCTCTTTCAACCGCTAATTCATTTTCTTTCATCCATTCTTCAACAACATAGTTTAGGTATGAATCAACTTTTTCAGTCATAGCTTCTTTTATTGTTTCTTTTTCAGATGAAAGTTTTTCTTCGTATTGTGCCTCAAGGATTTTTGTTTGTTCCTTAATTCTTGTCTTAACAGCAGTTTCAAAAATTGTAGCTGCTTTATCTTTAAATTCTTCTGATAAATCAGCGTCAGATGAAACTAATGCTTTAACATCATCGGATAGGTCAATTTCTACTTCCGCTGATTCTTTTTTAACTTCTTTTTTATCTTCATCATTTTCTTCTTTTTTGTCTTGCGACTTTTTCAAAGCGTCTAAAGCAGCTTTAGGCATTTCGCCTTCTTTTACTTTTTCAACAGCTTCTGTTTTTGTAGAAGGTTTTTGATCTTTTGGTAAAGAACCATCGTTAGCGTCTTTGTTGACCTGATCTGATACTTTCTTAATCTTTTTCGTAGCGTCTGGGTTACTGTCAGTTGGTTTTACAACTGGAGCGCCCAAATCTTCTGCGTCATTTTTAAGAGTAGGAGCCTCAGCAGGAGCAGCATCCCTATTAGCAGGATTCTTTTGCTCTTCTACGCTTTCTACTTTTTTTTCTGTGTCAGACATTCGGTCTCTCCTTGATAATTTAATTAATTAATTAATTTATTGTTAATATTATTTATACTTTTTGCCATCTTAAAACCTACGCAAATATTGACTAATGCGTCTGTTTAGATTTTAGTCAAAAAGTGTTTAAAAATAGACGCTTTTTTCTCAGCCAATTCGGCACGCCTAGTCTTCTCTATTTCTTCTTTGTACTTCTCAACTTCCATACTTTTCAGTACTCCGTTGTCCCATACCCACTCTTTACCTTCCATAATACCTTCTACGAAAGCGTCTGGAGCAGATGGATCTGCAACTATATCAGCAGCAGTAGCAAGATAGAAGTCCTTACCTACAACATTACCTTGCGATCCTGATTGTAGAGAACCCATACCTCTTGATGATACACCTAATTGAGCACCTTCGTCAATTAAATTCTTAACGATTTTACCGTAAGGAGTATCCATAATTTTCGCCTCACCTATGAAGTTTTTACCTTCAGGTTTTAGACTAGTAATCATGTGTGAAACTCTTTCTAGGTTTACTGTTGGTCCGTCTGGATGTCCTAGTTCACCGAAAGCTCGTTTCTTGTTTATAAATTGTTCGTTATATCTTTTAACTTCTTTAGCAAGAGTTCCGACTGGATAGATACGACCGTTACGGTTTTTAATATCAGCCTGCATAAAGACACCTCTAATTTTGTAATCTTTTTTGCCGTTTCTCTCTTCCTTTAAGACTTCAATATTTTCAATTGTTTCTGTTATTAACTTCATTTATCTCTCCACCTTCTCTTTATTGTAAACTTTATCTACAATTCCTTTTTTAACTTCTTCTTGTTTAACTTTAAACTTTTCAGCAAATGCTAATTTAAACTTGTCTGCTAATTCACCTTTGCCTTTAGTACCTACAATTCTTTCAAGTATCGCTTTAGTATTGTTAGGCATTATCTTACTTCAATAATAATAGTATAGTTGTCACCTGCAACAAAACCTTTTGTTGAGATTAACACATCACCTGCAGGACTTGTATTCGCTGTTAGTGTAGCATTATTAGGAATACTATTACCTGCTGTATAATAATCGTGGTATCCTCTACCAGAGAAGAAACCTATTGTTGCATTAGCAGCACTTGTTCCGCTACCTGCCCATAATAATTCAACGCCTGATTTACCATTAGTGGTATTAATTGACCACCATATTTTTGCAATCGTTCTTTCAGCGTCTTCAGTCATAAAAGTCAAAGCACTAGCATCCATTTTTGTTACTAGTGTTTCACCTGATCCATCACACATATTAGTAAACTTCATTACTGTTTTAGTTCCTGAAGTATCTACCAAAGTTTGACTTGTTACCACATCAGCCATTAATTGTTTCTCCTAAATTCAGTTATTAACAAATAACTCGTCACATTTGAGTCAGTTGATAATAATATTTGTTTATCATCACCAAACTTTAATTGGTCAGGTCTTAATCCATATTTACCTAGACCAGTTAAAGTCAAATTGTTTTCTTCACTAGTACTACTAATCGTCAAGGTACCAGTTCCTTTTATTTGATAATAACACTCTATTAAACTTACTTTACTTTCGTTATTACCACTTTCAATTTCTTCAGCGTCAACCATTATTTGATCTTCTTCACCACCAATACCTTTTGACTGAACAATATATTTGTCAGTAGTATCCACTACTTTGGTATTAGTTATTGTCATAATAAATTACGCTGTAAACGATTCGTCTTTTCTTAATTCTATTAACACATATCCAGAAGTTCCTAATGCAGTCAACTCTAAATCGCCTGAAGTTGCTGTTGTGTTGGTTGCATTATTCGTAATTTTACCAGCAGTACCATCATAGTGACCTGTGCCTGCAAGTTGAATTGCGATAGTATCAGATGAAGCACCTTTAAATTGTATCTGTACATGACCTGTATTATCGTCAGCAGTACCTTGTACTAAAGACCACCATATTCTAGTGATATCTAATTTTGCACCGTTAGCATGACCAGATAATCCACTTGCGTCTAGTATGTTTGAGTTAGCAGTAGTGTTATCATCCATGTTTACTAGAATGGTAACTTTACCACCTGACGCACCACCACCAGTTTCTACTACCGTATCTTTGAGTGTTCTTGTTGCAATTGCCATTTTTTATTCCTTTAACTTAATATTTCATTATCAAAGTAGTCTTCTATAGCAGACACTTTAACGTTTCTTTTTTTTGCTACTTGTTTGATAATACCCTCAATCTTACTTATGATCTCACCTTTGGTATTACCTAACATAGTAAATACATCTTTAACCGCCTGTTTTTCTGCAGGAGATAATTTCTTAAACTCCACAGTTTCTTTAGGACTGTCTTCCTTCAACTCA